TATCCTCCACATCAGGAAAAAATGGTATTGAACTTCCAGAACCACCACCAGAGCCACCACCACCTGCTGGACCTGTTGGACCAGTTAAACCTCTTAATCCAGGAGGTCCAGGAATAGGAGGTTCATATACATATTCTTCTGATTCCCATACAAATGGTTGCCCTAATCTTACAATAGTAGATGAAGATGGTGTACCAGCACCAGAATATGATTCCCATATTAATCCAGTAGAACGCTCAAGTATGCCTAAATCAGTAGAAAAGTATATGGTTCCAGGTGCAACCAGCGTAGCTACAGGTTTAGCACCGGAAGTTCCACGAAGAATTACATCTTGTAGACGACTAGCCATTAGATTAACCTAACGTGCATTCATCGCCAAAGATAGAAATGTTCAGAATATTGTTCGTGCCTGCTGCCAACTGAATGATTTCAGCGGCTTCCATGACCATGTACATGAATATATCACGCACGTTGTCACTAACACCTGCAGCAGCGGCTGGAATGCTGTATGTTGTCCATAGACGTGTTCCAACAGCATCCACACCTAATGATAATGTGAATGTAACTGGTGATGCTGATGGATTCTGGACGTGTATCTGCCTAACGATTGCTTTTGTTAATGCTGGAACAGTGTAAACCGTTGCTGGTCCCGTAGCAATCAATGCAGGACCATGTAGCCGTTTCGGTGTGCGTGGCATTTCTTATCCTTCGTAAGCTAACACTGGAATAGGAACATTAACAGCAATTGCTTCATTAGCTGCAAAAATTAAGCTTGTTGGGTCTATTCCATCAGTAAGTGGAGTCCAATATCCTGTGCTGATTACGCTACCAGGAATGCCTGGACCAGCAATAACATTAACTGTTCTTTCACCATCAACGCTGTCATCAAAAGCTACATTTGTTCCAGCTAGCAGACGGCGACTATTTGGAAGCTTGATTGTCTCGTTATCTAATGTAATGAAAGTTAGATTTTTTAATTCATTAACTACGTTATCTATCTCTTCTAAATCTTTATCTAGTAGAATTTTTGATTTGGTTAGCCGTTGAAGAAGAAGATAGATGGTTTGATAGAGAGCATTATTTTTAGTTTGCTGACCTGAATTAGCTAAAGATGTAATTAGGTCTGCATATTCAGGCTTCTCGATTGGTCTCTTGAACGCCATTATTGGACAGATGGGAACTCAGTATACACTTCTCTGGCATAAAGTATAACACGAGTAATTTCAAAGATTTCATTAATAACAATTGTCTTCATCTCTAGACTAGCTCGTTGAGTCATGAAATTAGCCAGTCTAGTCGGTTGTCTATCTGTGAGAGGAATCATTGGTAGAGGAAGTAAAGTCTGAGTAACAATATCATCCAACGAATATAGTTTCATTAACAGATTTCCGTTTCCGTTAGCTCTAATTCGTAGGCTACCAATGTGACAGATGTTCTCACCTTCACTCACGTTGGTATATGCAAATCGAACTAACGGGTCTGGAATCTTAACGACAGTGGCTATGTCTAAATGGTCATATAAGGTATCATTGGTCTTGTTATTGACTACAGTGTATAGACCAGATTGACTGCTACCATTTGAACCAAGTATAATTGTAACAGTATTAGTTAATTCTATAGATGTTATTGGGATGGCAAATGTCCACTTAGACCATCTCATATGTTTAGCATCCATGCCATTCTGGTAATTCCCAACTAACAGAACACCAGTTGGCAAGACGCAATATAGTTTTTCAGAGATAGAATCGTTAATTAATTCAATTTTCCTGAATTGCGTCCTATCAAGTTCAAACCAGAAATCTCTGATTTTCCAGGAGAGTTCTGGTCTAGTATATGAGCCATTAAAAAGCATAATACCGCTGTAATCAGCGATAAGTAAAAAGTCAATGTTAACCCCTCCTGAGTCCAGGACTGTAGATACTCCATGAACCGGAGCGCCAACACCTTCATCAACAATAAAGGATGTCCAGCTAGATGGAATATCCTGATTGTCACTATATCCATATGTCCTCGTCTTCTTGAAGAGATATAGAACGTCTCTAAATTCTTGGCAGTTAGTTAATGGATTACCATCTAGAGGAACAATCAATATTCCATCTATCTGGTCGAATGCTTCAGGTTCACCTGGATGTGATACATAAGCTACGGATATATCAGTAAAAGTAGTAGTGAGAACAAGACGCCCGTGATAAGTAGTGAGGCCCACCCCAGCCGGCATCTCAGCAAAGTTGTCGATGAGTCTGGATGCTTCTTCAAGTAAATCCAAGTCGAAAAAATCAACATGTTTGGTAGTGACAGCGTTAAGCATATCCCCACCAGGAACAAAAAAGAATTCATACCCATCTTGGTCCCCGTTATAACCTGTAATAAATTTAGTAGCTACAATATGCTTTCTTATTACAGCGGGGTCAGATGACACTGGGATATTACTAATATCGAAACCGATAGTATTACTAACAGAAGTAGCTCCACCAAATACAGCGGGTCCGAGAGCTGTAAGGTATCCCGTATCCGTTTCATAGACAATAGCGAATAAATGAAAACCAAGTTCACTGAATCCTACTCCACTTGCTGTAACTACTAATGGTGTTCCTGTAGGTGCGTTGCCAGCCGCTTTTCTAGCTACAATGCCAGCTCCAAGATACACGTAGAGAAATTCACTTTGTAATCCAACTTCTTGATTATTAGCATTTGTAAAGAATGGAGTAATATATGCTCTTCCAGCCCATGACACAGTATTGAAATCGGTCATGAGTGGCTTAACTAAAATATCCATATGAACTATCGTTGGAGATAGAACATGATGAATTCTACCGCCGCTAGTCAATACTAACAGCGACTGTTGAGATTGCATTGTGTAAGGATGAATGCGAAGAACATCATCCAAAGCAATGCTAACCGGAATTTGATATGCGTCGATGCCAAATCTTGTTTTGAAGCTCGTTCCAGAAGTAAATTGTATGTTGTTTGATTCAATGAAATGATCTGGAGGCACGTCTTCAGCGTCACCTCTTTTATAGTAACCATTGAAATCTGCGATTGTTAGTGGCTCGTGGTCTCTCATATCAAATGTGCGTGATTAGAGTCATGCGCACCCCGACTACCTTAGTTAGTAAACTCCCAGAGAAAGCTAACTATGGATTTGCGGCGACAGCGGCTGACAGCGCATCCGAATCAGCACCCAGCTCAGTGGACAATGCCCTGAGCGGTTCCAATTCGGCTTCCGTTGCACCATTCTCAATGGCTTTTGCAACAGCAGCGTCCACTTTTGCCTGGATGCCATTGATGAGAACGGTAGCGGATTCCATCACGCCGCTAGCTTTTGTGACGCTAGCTGTGAGATCGACAACAACTGGATTTGCCATTCTAAGTCTCCTTCTGCGATTCGTTTGCTTTGTTCAGTTTGTCAGCAGATGCGTTCAATTCAATTGTTAGTTTTTGTAGCTCCTCTTCTGTAATGTCTTGTCCACGAAGGATTTTCACGAATACACGAAATTCATGAAGGCTACTTATTTCAATTCTAAACATTGCTTTTCCTTAACCAAAGCCTCTACGTTTATAAGAAGACATAAATGGGCGCCTTCGCGTAACAATAGATTGTTTACCCTTTACACCAATTCCAGTAACTCTATCTAATGCTAGTTCAGCGAAATGATTTAAATCAGAAGCTCTATTCTCGTTCTCACCAATGAACTGAGCGCACAGAGCCGCTGTTCTATAATATAGAAAAGAACGTGCATTAATAACACCAATAATACTACTTCCGACCAATTCCGTTGGAAATAATGTTTTAATATAATCAAGTTTTACTTCTCTAGGAGTTACGGCACCAGCAAATTTAATCTTCTGGTCTTGCCAAATCCAATATTGCAGTGTCTGTCCAGGTGAAACATCTGTAGCGTGTGGTAGAAATTCACGCTGCACCATTGGAATAAACGAATCACCTGTCCCTGCTAACCTCTCAAATAATTGTTGAATCTCAACCAAATCTACTGGATAAGTTACTATACCAACACCAGCAGCTTCAATTGCATCAATCTGAGTGACACCAATTGGTACAGCAATAGAAGCTGTAGTCTGGTTGGTAATTGGAATGTTATTGAGTTCAAATGATTCCTGTAGCTCGTCGAACGCCATGTTAAGATATGGAGCCTGAGCTATGTAAGTATAAGTGGTCTTGGCAGCATCATTCATTAACGCTGCTGCTTTGTCCATCACTTGAGCGGCTGTTAATGAAGTAGTGCTCATTGGGCGAACTTCAATCCCATCAGCATTGCTTTTTCTGGGTCATCAATAGATTTGCAATTCGGACAAACTGGATAAAGAGGATTCTTCAAATGACCGCAAGCTTTGCAACGAACAAGTTCCATAACCTGTTGGTCAGCTAGCCAATCCTTATTAACCATATTCAATTCACGCGCAGCCAAGCGCATGTCTTCAGATATAGTTAACGGATTACCATTGCTTCTAGCCCACATAGCATCAGCCATTTGAACTAGAGTAGCAAACCAATTACGTTGTTTTCTATTTGCTTCATCAATAAGAGCTTTCTGCTCTTCTTTCAGCTTCTTAGCAGTCCACTCACCTGGAAGATAGAACCATCCAGGCATATTATCTCCCATATCACAGCCAGGAATACCATTAGCCCAATCTTTTACAATTGAGTCAGCAATGACAATAGAGCTTTGTGGAATTTCTAGCAGCGGCTGATTTTCGTCAATCTCTTTCCACCAAGAACTAGGACCAACAACCAAACATGATGGATTATCATAAGTACCATGCTTAATATGGAATATACCAGGCATGATAGTTGGTTTGACTTCTGGTGGAACATTCTTTGGAAAGATTGAAACTACAGTGCTTCTATCTAATGGATTGACAGGAGCACGAATAGTTCTACGTTTAATATCTGACATCAATGGAAATCCGCCAGCCATATTTCAGTCCTCTTTCTTTTGGTAGTTTCTTGGAACGATTATAGCTTCACCGTGAGCCATTGCATCACCCACGAGAGATTCATTACCGAATAATTCTTCTTGAAGTTTATCAATCTCAGCCGCTTTTGTGAGAATTTGTTCTTCTGTAGTCAAGCCTGCCATTGGGTCTTTATACTTTGCTAGATTACTCTGACCCTTGGCAGCATTAATTGTATCAACTACTAGTTTAGCCGCTTCAAACTTGGGTGGTAGATACTTGTGTGAACCAGTCTCAAATACAAAAATTGGTTCATATGACAGCTTCACACCTGGTAAATCTCGCTTATTAACTTCTGGAACTAGAACCAGATTCTCCAATACATACTTACTATGAATCCATTGCTTATACTTTGGTACTTCTCTGACCTCAGTTACTGTCCTGAGATAAATCCCACCTGGCGTGAAGTCGTCGTAAGTACCAAATCGTTTTTCGTATTGGTCCTCACTAAAGACTACACGCCACATGGGTAGACCAGTAATAGTGTCAGAACCAAAGTGTTCGAGTAACTGCTTGTTAATCGACTCAACTGGTTCTGTTAGTTCCATTAGACTACTTCAGCGTTCAACGCTCTGAGCTGGTTCTGAAGACCCCAGTATGGATTATTCAATCCAATATTACTTTCCAAACCATTATGTTTCTTCAGAATGACTTGGATTTGTTTGTGTATGGTATCAATCTTAACTTTGTGCTCTTCTTGTTCTTGAGTCAATACTGGTTTTGCATGAGCAGCATGTTGCTTAGCCGATTCTGCTTCTGCATCTGCTAGTCTTTTAGCAGCAGCTTCTTCTTCCTTGATAGCTTGCTCTCGCTTTGCCAATTCAAGAGCATTGGGAGTGAGTCCAATATTTGGCACGCTAGGAGGTGCAAATGGATTTTCAGGTGGTTTCTGTTCAAATGGATTTGCCATTTAATTTCCTCAAGCCTGCGTTATTCAGATGCGCAGCCCCTGTTTGTGAATTAAGAACTAACTATGGTCAGCTTACCAGGGCTGTATTTGCCTGTAAGTGGATTGTAGAAGAATAGAATGGGTGTCAGAGCAACGGCTGCTGACAGTGCTTTGTCAATATTTCCAGCAGTAGTGGTTGTCCACGCACCACTGGGAATAAAAACTAGCATATGGGCACCACTAACGGGTGGTGTAATATTGACAATTGCGGCTACGCCAGAAACAATTGTCATGAATGTAGTAGGAGCAATCAACGCTGCCGATGCAATCGTTCTAACTCCTACTTGTGCTATATTCTGTACAGTCGACAAATCCTGAAAATTCAGGTCAGGCACTTCATTCTCTCCTTATGGGTTTGTTGCCCCAATGTACCATTTACCGACTGTTTTACTCCAAAACATAGTATATGGTCTATTTTGAGCCATCGTAAGACCAACAAGAATATTACCTGTAGTTCCCAATACAATCGCACCACCATCTACTGCAACAATATTTATCATCAAACCACTACCCATCAGCGGTGATAGGATAGTATTGATGGCAACTGCGCCAGTAATACGAACAAAATCAGTCTTTGCAAATATTGTATCGGCAGATGCAACTACCGATTCTGATATTTTACTTTGTAGTCCTGGAATCATCCTCCAACCTCCCAGATTCCTTAGCTGATTGTTAGTGTATAGTTAGCACCAGTAACGGTGCATGTAATGGTCGTTGCTGCTGATATATCAATCTGTCTCCTATCAGCACCAGAACCGTTATTAAACATAATATCCAGAACTTCGTTGTTCGTATCAACTGAGAAGAATGTTACATTGTTGAAGACAAAAGCTGTTAGAGTAGCTCCAGCTCCAACTTTACCAGTGACTGTTGCTTGGCTAGGCATCAGCTAATAACAAGCGTCCAGTTATTACCAGACTTAGTAGCTGTTACTGTCGCAGCAGCAGCTACAGCAATTCCTGGCAACGGAACGCTATTCTGAATCAGGTTAATCATATTCTTATCGAAATCAATTGTAACTTGGCTAACATTTGGAAATGGAACTGCTGTAACGGCCAATCCGATTCCAGCAGTTCCAGTAATTGTAACTGTTCCAGGCATTAGTATCCCGATGGGACTGCCAAAACATCAATATATGAGCAACCAGCAGGATTGTTGACGAATGTCTGAGTTCCCACAACCATGTAGAAAATCTCAGCAGTTGCCACGCCACCGCTAGCACCACGAATTTCAAATATATTCCGACCATCTGTTGTATAGAAGCCAAGTGGCAGAATTTCACCACGACCCCAAACAGAGTCAGTTACGAAATCAATACGTGTCTTATCCCAATTGAATGAGCATTTGACTGACGCACCAGCCATTTGCATTGAATCATTAAAATATGGATTCAGAGCCTCTTCAGATGGCTTCTTAGAGATAGTGGACATGAGCTGTCCAATCTCTTCGTAAGCTGCCTTCTGAGCAGGATGCATCCATGCATTTGGTGCGAAGTCATTATCAATACCAATACGGTTGCCAATCTTGTTGATTGCCAGCCGTGGGAGAGGTAGTGTTAATGCAGCACCAAGTGCATTGACGCGATTAGCACGAATTTCTGGCGTGGTAGCACGAGAGAAACCAAGCCAAGTGCCAGTGGAAGCATTGCTGTGGTGATATGGCACACCAAACAAAGCTGGCAATGAGGTAGGAGCACTGATACCGTTGGTAACAATCTTATCAGTTGGCGCCACAGCCGCAATCTGTGGTGTAATCTGAATAGTCTTGTTCTCAACGTCCCAGAGCGTAACAACTCCGCTGCCACGATTGACAGCAAGAGCAGTATCAAAGACTTGGACTGTCTGACCATATCGCATCAGACGAGCGCCAAATCCATCAGTAGTAAGAGTGATTACGTTGCTACCACCAGCAGGCGTATCAGTGGTAACAGTTCCAATCACACCATCACCAGCTTGCATCATCTGAGAATCAAGCTGACGCCTGATTTCATCCAATGCAGTAGCAGTTAGCCTACGAACACCGTTGACAATAGACTTTCTATCGTCATCAGTAGCCCACTGAGCTAGCTTGGTGTATTCGATGTTCTCTGAGACGAATACAGATGATAGAACGGCTTTATCGAAAGTCGGTCCACCACCACGTCCCAAATCTCCACCGTCAGGATTGAAATACTGGAACGAACCACCAGGACGCAGTTCAAGAGGAACTCGCATTTGACGGTTAGAAATCTTCTCTACATCACGCTTCTTGATGTTAGCGAAGAATTTATCGTCTCTCTCAAAGAGAGTACGAATCTTTGGAATTACTCTTTCCAACTCAAGTGCTGTGACTTGAGCTTCAACAAGTGCCATTTATCGCCCCACTACTCTTGATTCAAATAATCAAGAGTTGACATTCCTTTTGGAATTGCTTTAGCTTGGTCCTTTGTCGTCTTCCCACTCGTTGGAGGTGAGGAACTCCTTTGACGACCGACAGGCAATGGACCTTTCTTAGCTGGTCTTTCATTATCATCATCATGAACTCGTTTACCGAGTCCTTTAAGAGCTTCATTACGTGATTTTCTAATTAATGCGGGCAGCAGCGTCTTAGCCTTGGACAAATAGGCTTGTCGAATCCTGTCCATAGACGCGCTATCGAAATCATTCTGGAAAGCTCTCTCCCAGAGCTTATCTTTAATTTGACCAAATCTTACATCTTCCGAAATAATCCTTTCAAGTGTATCTAAGACATCTTTCGACGCTTTACCCCTAACATAGTCTGTCATCGATTCGTTAGGGTCTATGTTCTTATCTACTGTAGATTTCAAAACATTATCAATTCTGGTAGCGACTTCGCCTTCAGCGCTTTTAAACTGACGCTCAGTAAACTCAACTTCTCTCTTGTTTACTTCGTCAGCTTTATCATCTTTTGGTTCTTCTCTAGACAATCTAGCCGGTGGAGTAAAGGTCTTTGAACCAAATACATACTGGTTTAAAGCATCAGCGGCTTGAATCAAGTCGTCAGAGCCACTATCTTTACCATCTTTAACCATCGTAATAATAGTATGTTTAATTACGTTTCCAATAGTATGATAGTAAGCACCTTCATCAACCTTGAATAGCGTTGGAAGATAGTTATCCACTACTTTAGCAAATGCGTCTTTATCTCCGTCTCTGACAGCGGCTAACAGAGTTTCTGTAGAACCGCCCATAATCTCTTTTTCATATTGGTCTAATGAATTAGCTTTTTCAACTGCATCTTTAGCATCTTGTATTGTAGGTAGAATTTCTGAATAAGCTTGCTCACGATAGTATGCATTCTCAAGAGCCGGAAATTCTTTAAATATGTTAGGATACTTGGCTAGTATTTCCTTACGACGAATAGGAGTTACCAGTTCAAGCTTTTCCTCATCTGGTTCTTCTTCGTCTAGTTCCTGTTCGATGTCGTCTTCAAGAGAAACTTCTTCTTTCTCTTCTTTCTCTTCTTTACCTTCTTTATCTTTATCTTTATCTTTATCTTTCCCCTTATCTTTATCTTTTCCTTTATCTTTATCTAAGTCTAATACTTCTGCATCTGTTGTTTCTTCGCTGAGAAAATCGATTGAATCGTCGATAGATAGAGCTTTATCTTCAATGGCACCAGCAGAACCTGGACCATCAGGAGAATGGAAAGGGGTAAGATTAAGCTTCTGTAGAAACATTTTGACCCTCTGCTAATGGCTTATTAGTGCCTTCAGGCGCAGCCGGTTGCATTGCAGCTTGAGCCTGCTGCATACCCAATTGAATTTGCTGCATGTGAGCTTTCATATGAAGTAATACGTTCTTATAGCCAGGAGGATTCTCAATCTTCAACATCCTACCAGCATCACCAATTAAATAAGTACGACAAATCTCAGCCTCAATATCATGATTATCAAGGTCTGGGTCTATCTCTACAGATGGTAGTTCAATATCTTCTAATGGAGGCAGTCCCTGTGCAGCATTCTGCAATTCCATCATTGGATCTGGTGGTTGCAGAATTGGTTCTGAATTGATTAGAAGTCTGATTTCTTCGTATTGTTTTTGTCTATCCGCTTCACCTGGGATAATGAATCCATCAAGTCCAATAGCTTCGGCGAGGTTCTTAATATTCTCTGGAGATCCCAAAGCTGCAAGAATGTGCTCGTTTTGAGATTCGAGCAATTGCATATAGACATCCTTACGTTGTCCCCAGGTGATTGGGAGTTGTTCATTAGCTTCAAGTTCAACTCTT